GCTACAAAGTTTCACTCAATTCCTCCAGCGAAGCTATCTTAACTACGCCTACGCCTGCTACATCACATGCACTTTTGATTGGACAGTTCTTGCAAATTTTAGAATTTGATCTGTAGTTCTTTGTTGGAAGCTCTTTAACTTCCCAAGACTTACGAACAACTCTCATCCATTCAAAAGCTTCATCAATCCACTTTCGGTAATGATCATTTACCTCAACTGGAATTACAAGAAGTTCATGGTTGTTTTTATTTTCATAAATAAGAACACCCTTCGCCTTCTTAAGAATCTTCATGTAAATAAGTATCTGTACAACGTGACCCATCTTAGGCTTACCAGTACGTTTACGATACTCAAACACTTCGTTATTTGTTGTCTTTACTTCAACAACAACCTCTTCACCCTTCCAATTAATAAAGTTATCTACATAACCAAAAATTGGAGGATCATCATTAAAAATCTTAAACTCTGAATCAATTGAAATACCAGAGTTCTTAAACGCTGTCTCAATTCTTCCATGAGCAAGAGTTCCATTAGTCATATTTGCTACTGCGTATGGGTCAGAGTTATCCTCAAATACCGCTCCCTCAAATGCAAGGTACCAATAACGTGGACATTCTCCATGCCCATATGCAATAGTAGATGGACCAAAAGTTTTCTTTTGTGTATGCTTAGGTTCACGCCCAACAAGATATCCTGCCTCAATAGCCTTCACAAGCTCTTGTGCATCTATCTGTGCTGGAGTATCAACCTCTTTAATCATTATCTGCTTTAGTAAGTTTTTTGTCATAACTATTCCTTTGTCTATATAAGTATACCAGGTTAGCGCATAATGTATTTGAGTGCTGATACCAAGTTATTGATTGATTCTGCTGCCGTATAATAAATATTCTTCTTTGCCCTGTCATTTTTGTCAACATTGGCCATCCAAGTTGCCTTGAAAGCCATTTTTGCTGCGATTGCCTGAAGTCTAACAATCTCTATAGTTGCCACATTAAGAGGAATGTCAGGCTTGATAATGATCTTAGCAATAAATGTTAAGGCTGCCGTCAACTCCTCATCTTTCATATAGTCTGCTATTTCAGATAATCCATCTACCATTTCTATCGTTGTTTGTTCACTCATTTTCTTCTCCTATTAATTGCTCCATTATTTCAAACTCAGTTATCATTAATCTTACTTTTGTATTTCCTTCTCCAAGTACAACCAAGATAGCAGGATCGTTACCATTCCTAATAGCATCCGTAACAGCCTTAGCCCATACATCTTTATTTAAAGTAAAAGACTTAGAGCATTCCTTAAAGTCAACCGTAAAGTTTTTCCAGGTTGCATCTCCCTTATGGGTATTACGACCTGAGTTTTTGTGCTGCTTAGCACCAATCCTTTTACTTTCCGTTCTTTCGCTCAAAGTCTTTCCTTGTCATAATAATTGGTACCCTTGACAGGTGTTTGTCAGAACACATCCAAGTCAAGTCTGCACTTTCTTTCCATAGTCTTAAAGATGTAACTTCTTTTCCACAAGTCTTACATGGAAACTTTCCAGGAAATACTTTAAATTTTTCAGACATCTAGGATCTTATTCTTGATTGTATCTTGTAGGTTTAAATCTTCTCTTACCCTATTGACAAAGCCATCACGACCTTGTACCTTTGTACCGTCTGGCAATACATACCAAGCACCTGTGCGCTCAACAATTCCCATCATTTCAGCCGTATCAACAAGATCACCAATGCTATCAATACCAACATTATCTCCCCTGAAATAAAAGTCATACTCGCCAGACTGAAAGCCAGGAGAGGTCTTAGAAAATTGGAGTTCCCAACGAATCTTGCGACCAATCTTTTCTTCAATAAGTTTATCTCCAACATGAATCTTTCCTTTAATTGCTTGATTGTCGGATTCCGATGAAAATAATTTAATAACGGTAGAAGAATAGAACTTAGTAGCTTGACCACCAGTAGGCTGCTGGCTAGTATACATAGCGCTAATATTATTGCGAGACTGACTAATAAGGACAAGCATAGTAGGCTTAACCTTATTGTTAGCATAGTTAAGCATTTTCCAAGCGTTACTAAAGTCTCTAGACTCTGCACCGATTTGTTTCGTATTCTCAAGTTGTTTAAGTTCATCTGAATCCTTTTCAAAGTATATTGCTGGTAATAAAGAAGTTATAGAATCAATAACAATAATATCAACTCCTGCATTCATAAGATGAGTTCCAACATCAACCATCTCATTAATTGTACGACACTGAGAAACAATAAGCTTTGAAGAATCTACGCCAAGTCCTTCTGCCCATTTCTTGTCATATGACATTTCAGCATCAATCCATGCACAGATCTTTCCTTCCTTCTGTGCTAGACCTATCATTTGAAGGCATAGAGAGGACTTTGCAGAGGACTTAGAGCCCCATACCAGTACCTGACGACCATAGGGTAGTCCACCGTTTAGGGCACGGTTTAAACCAAAGCTGGGGGTCTCTGCATACTGTGTTGCTGGAATAGTATCTCCAGCCATTACGGTCTTTCTAAGTTTTGGACTAAGTTGAGCTAGTACTTCTTCTACTGTAAGCATTAGAATCGTACCCCATGTTTTCTTGCCAAATCATCAAACATTTTCCACCTCATTCATTGTAACTGTTCCATCTTTTGTTTTTCCAAAATCAAATTTATATACATTGCCTTCTTCAATCTTCATGTAAGCTTTTGCAAACTGCATTGGAAATACAACAATAGAGTGCATCTCTCTTCCAGCATCTGCAACAACTAAAGACGCCATCTTCTTTCCAGCCTTGGTTACTCTTGGTTTAAATGAAACTACAAAGTGTTCACCTTCTTTGTATGGCAACATTTTATAATTTAAGAACTTTACCAATGAACTTTTAGATCCTTTTATTTCGTCAGCAGGTACTGCAGATACAATCCTGTTGTCACTTGCAAGAATAAGATAAGTGCGACCACTCTCAATATTGGTATTTTCGTCATCAAATACACCGACACTGCCAGTTTTGTCCAAAATTTCAACTCGTGACCATCCTGTTCCTCGCTTAATTGATTTTACCATACCCAACAATACAAAAGATCCAGTCTCTTCATACTCCTCAACATCATCAATGTATGCATAATAGTGTTGAGGTATAGATGTATTAAACTCAGGAAGGTTTAGATACTCATATAGATTTTCTTTAACTTCCTGCGGATTTGCTGGGTTATCTGGAAATGTTAATGCTCCTACACATCTCATTGCTTGAAGTGCACGACTATTAACTCCATTACCCTTAGTAAAAGTAAATTCTTCTACTTGTTTATATGATGTGAACGGACGGCCTGCGATATATCTGTCTGCAATTTTGTCAGAGATATATTTAATACCCGTAAGCCCAAATCTAATTCCTTTACCTTCAATTTTAAAATCAATTTCCGAATCATTAAGATGCGGAAGTTTAACAGTAATACCCATACGTTTTGCTTCAATTAAATACTCCGTTCTTCCGTCTTTGTCTTTTTCGTTCTTAAGTAATGCAAACATAAACTCTAGAGGATAATGGTACTTTAACCACGCTGTCCAGTATGACAGTGTTGAATATGCTACTGCGTGAGACTTATTGAATGAGTAACCTGCGTGAGCCTCAAAGTCATGCCACAAATCTAACGCATCATTTGGCGAAAGGTATTGTGAAGCACCCTTAACAAATTGATCTTTGAAAACATCAAATTCTTTAGCATCCTTTTTCTTTCCAATGATCTTTCTAACTTTATCTGCTTCCGACATGGACATACCGCCAAGCTGTACGCATGCTTGCATAACTTGCTCTTGGTAAAGAATACAGCCATAGGTTTCCTCCGTAAATGCTTTCATAACTTGATGCTTATAATCAATATTTTCTCTTCCATGCTTTCGTGCAATATAAGATTTACCAATTGTGTTCATAGCACCAGGACGAACAAGTGCATTTGATGCAGCAAGTTCTGATAAGTTTTTAACACGCATCTTAATTAGAAGGTTTGTGTATGGTGCTGCTTCACATTGGAACACACCCTTGGTGTATCCATCAGATAGCATGTTATAAACGTTTGCATCATCCATATCAATCTTTAATAGATCAATCTTTGTGCCTTCACGTTCTTTAACAATATCAATACAATCTTTAAGAACACTCAATGTCTTTAGTCCAAGAGCATCAATCTTAATCAAACCAATGTTTTCTGCTTCACCCATATCAACTGCCACTACTGGTATGCGCTCATCCTGTCCAGTTACTGAACGTGTTTCCATTGGTGCATATCTAAAGATTGGGTCTTTACTTGTTACTACACCTGCTGCGTGAATTCCAGTACCACGAATTCTTCCACGAAGTTGATCTCCGTACAGTTCTACCTCTGGATACTTTTCTCTAAACCACAAAGTATTCTTAGAGTTACAGTAATCATCCCATGTATCAACAATTTTTAGAACCTTGTTGACATCAGGCAACGGTATGTTTAAGCATCTTGCAACATCTCGCACAACACCCTTGTCCTTGAACTGTAAGAATGTAGCAATAGATGCAACATGGCGATACTGTCTAACTAGATAATCTTTAACCTCATCACGACGAGTATCTTGAATATCTGAGTCAATATCAGGGAAGTCATTACGTTCTGGATTAATAAAACGGAAGAACAGTAGTCCATGTTTAATTGGATCAATGTCAGTAATTCCAAGTGCATAGCAAAGCAATGAACCTGCTGCAGATCCACGACCAGGACCAACCATGATCCCTTCGCTCTTTGCCCAGTTAAGCATATTTCTTACAACAAGGAAGTATGGACCAAAATTCTTTTGTCCAATAATCTCTAACTCTTCATCAAGTCTTGCAAGATATTCTTCATTAGACTCTAAACCTCTTTCAGATAAACCTTCAAGGGCAAGCTTTTTAAGTTCATTCATTGGTTTCTTGTATTGAACAGGAAGCAAGTCTAAATGTTCTTTAATATCATAATCTTCAATCTTATTAGCAATCTCAATCGTAGAAGTAAACATGTCTTCACGATCAATACCCTGCTTTAGCATAGCATCTTTCATCTGTTCGTAAGAAAGCAAATGAATGTCAAACTTATTAAAACTCATCATACGGTCTGCGCCATATAGATAATCTAATCTCTCCATAAAAGTATTATACTTTTTTGACTTCTCATATGTAACACCTTTTTCTAACTTTGCGTGTGTATTCAAAAGAAGCATTAGTTCTTGAACTTCTTTTTGATCTACGTCAGCATGATGACAGTCTGGTGTTACAACAATCTTAATCTTCATTGCATCTGCTAACTCAATAATTCCTTTATTAATTTCAGCAGAGTTGTGTGGCATTACTTCAATATAGTAATCATCACCAAATTCATTTTTAAACCATTGCATGTGTCGCTTTGCTGTTGCAAGTTCACCTAATTCAACAGCTTTTGCAATCCATCCACTTAAACATCCAGAAGTTACGATTAGTCCTTCTTTATACTTTGCTAGTGTTTCAAAGTCAAATCTTGGCTTACTAAAGAAACCATCTGTCCATGCAATCTCATTAATCTTATTAAGATTTTCAAGACCAACTTGGTTCTTAGCGAGAAGGACTATATGATGATAGTTGAGGTCAAGAGGATCTTGGCGATCTGCCTTTACTCTCTTATCCGCCATACTAGTCGTCATATAGCCTTCTACACCAAGTATTGGCTTAATTCCATTTGCTTTTGCAATACGGTGCAGTTCCCTATGCCCAGATAAAGTACCGTGGTCAGTAATAGCCAATGCTGGCATTCCTAACGCAACTGCACGGTTCACGTATTCTTCTGGAGTAGCAACACCATCCATTAAGGAGTAGTGTGTATGGACATGTAAGCCAACGTAGTTCATCTATTACCAGTCAATGTTTGCTGATGATGAAGATGAAGGAGTATCAAAGCCTAGATAAAAGGCTTCTTGTTCTGCGTATGGAACCTTGTTTAGTGCCTTCTCCAATGGGAATGGTTCAATTCCTGTCCAATCAAATGGAGCAGCATCTGGAGAGCTTGGAATAAGTGTATAACTTGTCTCAGTACCTTGACCGTTACGCTTTACCTTCCAAGTAAGATTTGAGATGCTACCTGTTTCAAGTGCATACTCACGAATAGTATTAAATGCAGATTGCTTGCTAACACCCATATTCCAAATTGCAACATATGGTGCATCAATGCCATCATCTACAAGAACGTTGCAATAGAAACGAAGACGTGCACGCCAGCCAGCCTTCATATCCTTGCGGTGCATTTCTTCTGCCCAGTCACGACCTTCTGACTCCATAGTATCTACAGCCTTACGCTTATAGTCCTTTGGATTTGTGTGCTCTGATACAACTAGTGCAAGACCACGAGCCTCATTATAATTTGCTGAATCTTCATCAAGCTCTTCAATAAAACGAATCTTTACTGCTTGACCGTCAGCGATCTTAAACCAACGAACCTTTGTACCTGTGCCTTCAAACTTTGGCTTATCTACTAATGCGTTAATGTTTTTTAATCCTTTTACAATTGCCATTTTTGTTTTTCTCCTTGTTTGTTTTTTCTATTTTAGCATAGATATGATTGAATTGTCAAACTGAAACTCCAATTTTCTAATCTCATCATCATCCATGTCTCCTATGTCTTTATATTTTTTATCTAGGCTAATAACTGTTACAAGACTTCCTAATTTTTCAATTAGTTTATCTTTCATAATGCTACCAGCCTCATCGTTATCTGCAATAAGTACAACATTATTGAAGTACTTTTCTAATAGTCTGATCTGAGATACAGACACATTAGCACCCAGCGTTGCAACTGCTGGAAAACCTACTTGGTCTAAGCGGATAGCATCAAATGATGATTCCACTACATATACTATACTAGAACTCTTTACTCTGTGCAAGTTAAAAAGAACCTTACTCTTTGGAAGTCCTGGTGTATTCTTAAACTCTTTTCCTTCAATTGTTCTAGCAACAAAGCCAATACACATAGAATCAGGTGAGTGAATTGGTATAGTTACAGAACCTTGCTTTTCTGAATAACCAAGATCAAACTTAATTACAGATTCCTTATTAATTCTACGACTATTAAAATAATTCATTGCTATTGGCGTATCAAGTGCTTGTTTATTTAATCTTTTAATCAGCAGTTCGTCATACTGAACAAAATCAGGTGGTGCATATAAAGCTTTTCCAACTATTGTTTGGATATCAGATTGCTGCTCTTTGCCTTTAATATATCTTACAGTTTCAAAGTATGATCTGTTTGAAGTAAACATGATTAACTCAACAAGATTCTTAGTAACTTGACATCCAAAACAAAAAAACAAACCACTGTCTTTTGCTACTTCTCCAGCAGGTGTTCTAGTGTTGTTGTGGTATGGGCAATAGATAATGAAGTCATTACCAAACTCTGCTTCAATATCTAGTCCTGCACCATTAAGTACACGACGAATCTGTTCTTCTGTATATATCTCTTTACTTGCCATCTTCAAAATCCTTATAACGATAGTAACCACGGTCAAAGTCACACTGGACTAAGAAGTCTCCCATAAAACCATTACGGTTCTTTCTAAATGCACACTCAATAATATCGCTATTAAGTCCACGACCTAATGCTAAAACCCAGTCAGCATCATAGGCAATCTGTCTTGACCAAGCAGTTTGTGCAAGTGTAGGAACAGTAGACATATCTTTAACATCATCAGGTGTAGCAGATGATATAGCAATAATAGGTACTTCTTCACTAATAGCCATTAGTTTAAGTTCACGTGAAAGGTTTTTCATCTTTACCGTTTCGTTATCAGCCTTTTGATTTGGAGACATAAGTTGTAGATAATCAACCACAACAAAGTCAGGCTTATACTGATCTAACTTTCCACGGATTACAGAAGGTGTTACTTCTCCACCAGAATCATTTGAGATAATATGAAATGGTGGACGACCATCAATTCTATCTGTATGCCACTTCTTCATCATGTCAAGTTCTACTTCACCATTAGAAAGCTTTCTATGTGACCATAGACCCTCACCCATAATTGTAAAGACACGGTTACGAACCTCTGTCTCACTCATCTCAAGGGAGATAATAAGGGGTGTCTTACCCTGTTTCCAGGCCTGTACAGCAAAGTAGAGAGCCATCCATGACTTTCCTATACCTGGATAAGCTAAAAAGACTCCTAGTTGCCCTGGCATAATTCCAGAAGGTAGGTAGTTATCAAATCCTGGCAATCCTGTTTTAATACCACGATGACCTAAAGCCATTTGCTCTTTTACATTTTCAAAGTATGCAATAGCAGAATCAATATCTGTGGCATCAATATCACGAATAGAAGATGTATTCTTTTTTAGGGTAGATGTTTTGGTGATAAGTTCTTCAAGTGCTATTGACCCCTGACCACCCTGCACCTCAGTTGCTGCTGATCTTAAAATATCTTTTAATGTGTCATTTAAATATTCTGTTTGTAATTCTTCTAGGTGGTGCTTGGTTGCTCCAACCTCTTTAATAATTTCAAAGTCTCTAAACTTTTCTACTACCAAGGATGCTGGAGGAACAGTTCCATTATTCTCAGCATAGAGACGAATAAAATTCCATACGTCATTGTGTGTTCTAAGGAATGTTTCTACGTTTGCCTGTAATAGGACGTGAAGTTGCTTATCCTGTAATACCGCTGAAATTACTTTAGCCTCTGTATTATTCACTTAGCCACTCCTTTGCTTTAGCCCTGCGTTCTTTTCTATCCTTTATATCTTGTTCTACATCTAGTTTACCATTAAGAATTTTTTCTGCATTATAAGCAAAGTAATTCCAAGTTGGATCTTGTGCAACAGAAAAGTAATAGTCTAATAAGTCATAGCACTGAGACATTCCGTATGATTCAACTAGGCCGTCTGCTGCCCATTGTTCAACATTTAAATTTAGAGATGGCTTTTGCTCATACCTTGCTGTGTGCAATTTTGAGTATCTACTAAGCAAAGCCATGCGGTCTTTGCGTTCAGCCATTACTCGTTGATTTCAGACTTTGCTTCGTTAATCTTATCAGTTAACTTATCTTCTACAAACTTATAAACACGCTCAAAAGCTTCGCTTGTAGTTTCTCCATCACGCTTGCTATCTACAACTCCAAGATCAAGCCTTAGTGATTGAAAATTTCCTAGATTAAGTGTATATCCTAGTGTTACATTTACCTTTGTTGAATCGTTTTCCATTACCCCACCCATTTCTAAATTATATAGATTCACTCCACACTGGAATAAATCTTCCATCTTCTGTTCTCGTATATGTAAGTATACCGTCTCCCATACGCCGTGTCAACTCTTGACTTGTAGGAGTCATGTTGTTTGTTATTAATTTGTCTTTTCTTGGTTGTCCAATATGTATACTTGCAAGTATAGCACGAATCTCTCTGACATGAGATTCTGAATAATAAGCTCTTACCTTAAAGGATCTTTCACCATTAAGTGATGCACCAATTGGTGGAGGAATGACTCCTCGTTTAATTAAACTTGGAATATACTTTCTGTGCCTATTGACAAGTTTTGCAGTTTCTGCTACACTATATGCACGTTCACGATTTTTTTTAAAATCAGAAAACAAGCATGTCTCTAAACGATCTTTAGTTATATTATAAAACGTTACCATTCCAGTAGAACGAGAACTATGGTAAACCTTTACAAGATCACCATTAATAAACCATACCTTAACTTTACCTTTTATTACAGGTTCGTTATTGTATGCTTGGCTCTGGATTTTTCCTTTTGAAGTATCCATGCTCCCTCTTTAGTTGCTGAAGGTGGATGATAGAAATTTCTATTACCACACGTAATACACGCTGTTTCTATGTGATCTGAATTGCTATATTGTCTATCAACAAAAACACGCCCAGAACATCTTGTACATTTTAACATGGAACCCCTACGGTTAGTTATTTATCTTTTCTTCAAGGCTATTAGAATATTCTTCTGTTGCCTTTTCTTTTAATTCTTTTTCTTGAGAGTACTGTGTTATTTCTGCTCTTAGTACAGCTATCTGTGTTTCATAATTTGAAACTAATTCGCCAATTCTTTGTTGTAAAGCCATGATAATTAATTCTGCTTTATTTTCCATTATTTCACCCCTTATATTTTATGATAAAGAATCTAGTTCATCCTGCAGTATTTGTTTTTGAGAAGCAATGTCTGATAACTGATTAGTTAAAGTTTGTACATTCTTTTGATTAGGTTCTGACAAAGCTTGCTCTTGAGCTAAAGTTAGAGTTGCATTATATTCTAAGTATGCAATGTTTTTTAAATGCTGTAAAACAATTACAGATTTTTCTTCATTAGTAAGCTCTGACATATCTGTGTTATCCTAAAGAAGATATTTCTAGCAAGAGTGCAGATTGTTTTGCATTAATGCTATCTATTTGTCCCTGGATCTCATCAATTACAATTTGCTGTGGTTGAACTGCAGCAGATTCCTCAACTAAAGAAATCTCCGAATTAAACTTAGAGTATTCTAGGTTCTTAAGATGTTGATTGATAATATTAATCTTTTCTTCTTTTGTTAATATATATACCATTTTTTCTCCTTATACATAGTACTTAATAAGTATATCATAGATTCTCAATAATCTATACTGGATCTGAACCAAATGATGGAGGGAAGAATGGACCAAATGTAGGTGGGAAGAATGGGAAGAATGGAGGGAAGAATGGAGGGAAGAATGGAGGGAAGAATGGAGAAGCAGCACCTGTAGTTTGAGTTACAGTAGCATATGTTCCTGGAATCGTATTTTGATTTAATCCAGTCACACTAATAGTGTAATTAGTATTAGGTAGTAGACCAGTCAATGGTCCAGAAGTTGTAGAAGTTGTAAATTTTGAGTATCCACTAATTGAAGTGCCATTGCTAGTTCTAAAAATATCAACATAAAATTGTGTAGCATTGGTTGATGACCAGCTTGCTGTAAAACCATTTGAAGTAACATTGGTAATACTAATAGCTGCTGGACCTGCTAACGTGCAAAATGATGTTGAAGAAGATACTGTATCGTTAGCAAATGATATTACAGAAAGAGATGGAGAGTACACAGTATTTGGAGTTAATCCAGTAATTGATCTACTTACAGCACTTGTTCCTGTATATGGAGTAGATGGTGCACCTGGGATTGATATGGCGTAAGTTGATTGATTTGTAGATCCCCAAGAAAGTCTGGAAGAAGTAGCAGTAACTGCAGAAGATGAAAGTGCTGGAGATATTGTTGGAATAGTCATAGATATAGATGATGCAAATCCAGATACATTTGCATTTTTTGCTCTAACATAAAAATTATTACTTCCAAATAATCCACTTACACTGTAAGTCAATACATTGCCAATATCTACATAACCAAGGTTATTAATCTGATATTCATAAGAAGTAACAGTTCCAGGGGGTGCCGACCATGTAAATGTTTTTGATCCACCATTTCCAGCAGACTTTGCTAAATTAGGAGGTGCTGCTGGAATTTCTGATAAAGTTGTAAATGATACTCCAATAGCAGTTGCAGTATCTCCAGTTGGTGAAGTTATTGTTAGTCTTGGGCTATAGCTTGTGCTAGGAGTTAGTTTATGATTAACAGCATAAAATGTTTCTTCATTTCCAGTAAACGGAGTGTCTGTGGCTCCTGGTATTGATAAAGAAAATGTAGATTGATTGGTAGTCTGGTTTGTCCAATTAAAAGCTGCACTAACTGATGATACTGGATAAGCATCTGGAAAAGAAGAAATTATTGGTACGGTAATTTGTCCACTAATTGCAGCTGGGCCAGGTCCTGATCCGTTACGAGCCCTAACATAGAAGCGTACATTAGTTCCACCAAAGTTTGTAAAATTAATAGAATTTACCAAACCAATATTTGTATAACTAAGTACTCCTCCAAATCCTTGGATTGCATATTCATAAGAAGTTGGAGTTGATCCAGTAGCTGGTGCACCCCAACTAAAAGTTTTGTTAGTCCCATCGCCTAGTGTTCTTTGTAGGTTTGTTGGCTCTCCTGGCACTGGGGCAAGTGTTGTAAATGAAGTTCCAGTGACTGTGTGTGTATCTCCAGTAGGTGAAGTAATAGTAAGTGTAGGAGTATAGGTTGTGCTACCTTGCAAATCAAGTGGTGGAGTTGTAGCTAAAGACTCTGTTGTTCCAGAGTATGGTGATGTTGCTCCTGATGGAGATAAAGATAAAGACCACGATGATTGATCATTAGATGCCCAGTCTATTTCTGCTGCAGTAGAATTTCTGGTAAGCATAAATGGTGCTGTTGTAATTCTTGGTACAGTAAATGATGGAGTTAAAACTGCAGATGATTCGTTATTGTTTGGTCCAACAGACCTTACAGAGAATACATTTTGTGATCCATAAACTGTTGTTAATGAAACACTAGTCAAAAGATTATTGCTAATCCAGCCTGAATCACCAAATGGGTTTGTGTATCTATACTCATATCGTGTTAATGTTCCTCCACCTACTGGAGCTGTCCAACTAAAAGTTTTTGATGTTCCATTTCCTAAAGTTCTCTGTAAATTTGTAGGAGGGTTTGGAGGAGTTTGAATTGGTCCCAAAACATCAAATTGTGTTATTCCATAATCTGGTCCTATATTATAGTCAGTTCCACTATTTTTTTGTGTGTCAACAGCATAGTAATAAGTGTCTGATGGAATAGTTGATGGTGTGACTAAAGATGATGTTACATTATAAACATTAGATGTAACAGATGGAGTTGTAGTTGTTACCCCTGATGTTACTTCAGTTCCATATGCTTCTATATTATCTGCTGTGTATAATCCATTATCTGCTGTGTACCATTTTACTGAGCTTCTTGTAGAGTCTGGCAAGTATGGTTTAGTTCCATTCCATGATGAAGTGTATGTAAGTGTTGCTGGTAAACTTGTAGTAATTCCAGATATGGCAGCAGTTGTTCCTGTTTGTTTAACTGGATTATTTCTAATTAGTGGAATTCTATATCCAAGACCAGTTTCTATATTATCTGAATTATCTGAGCCAGTCGTTCCAGTTGTAGTTGTAGCTTTTACTGTTAGCAAAAGCCATTTGCCATCCCATGAATCTGTATCAAATGTTATTGAAACATATGATCCACCCATAGATCTTTCAGATATAAGACTAGTATATGGTCCAGTTTCTAGTGTTGCAGAGTCTGAACCTTCAAGCTTATATTTATATGAAGATATCGTTTCACCATTACCGTCCCAAACTCCTCTTTGACCATATTTTGTTGAACCAAAAATAATAGGCTCAATCACATAATCATTTCCTGCTGTATCTGAAGAAAAGTATGGAGCAGTTGTTGTAAATGGCCCAAGCTTACCAAAAATAAGCTTCCATTGAGATCCTACTTTTAATAAAGCTTTTGTTAGATTTCTCCATTCAGATCCTACTTTAAGTTTTAGGGAGGACAGATTTTTCCAACCATTGCTAGTCTTTAACTTTATAGGCATAGAATAATAACCCCCATTCTACTATCAGCTATCTGGATCATAAACAAGTAAAACAGAACCACTTGATGCTGATGGAAATACACTTGAATTATATTGACCCTCTGTAATAGTAAACATGTTTCTTAAGCCACCAGAACGTCTATCTTGTTCACTGTCTGTATAACCTCCAGATATTTCAGCATTTTTTGCAACTTCAACTTGTCTTCCTTCTTGTCCTAAGAAAATTCTTTTTATTGTTGTACCTGCAACTAATTCTGTTTTAAACAAAGATATTGGAGATAGTGGATTTGTAATATCCATAATTCTAAAAGAACTATTTGAATCTGATGATATTTCAAAATTTCCTACTTTAATTGAGCCACCGCTAGATAAATTAATTAATGCAGTTCCAGTTGCAGTTATGGATGCTGATGTTGTATCACCAGTTACATCCCAACCATTAACCAGTGCAGCAGTAGTTGGATTATAATATCCAAACCCTCCAAGTTTAGCTTTTATTGTTCCTATAATTGTAGCATTCTGTGCAAATAGATCACCCTTTGTTGTTACAGAAAATGGAGCAATTGACGGATCTGAAATATTTCCAGCTGAAATAGCATAACCAGTATCTCCAGTTGCCCTTAAAACAATACCATTAGTTGATAAAGATGTTTTTGATGCAATAATAATTGATTGATCTGATGAACTAATTCTTATATAATTAGCCTTTATAACACCATCTGATATTACCCATCCAGATTCTTGATCTGCTCCAAACAAAGCTTTACTACTCCACATTGTAATACCAGTAACTGCTGCTGCTGTTTTAGTAAGGTCTAATGCATCTATAATATTTACTGATTGTGGAGATGAATATATTTTTGTAGTTGCTGCATTAGAGGCATTTAATGCTTGTAGACCCATTGAACCTATCTGTACGTTTGGTCCTACGTTTACTCCACCACTACCAGCAATCAAATAACCATTTCTAACGTTTACGTTTGCATCAAAGTATGATTGACCATCAACCTCAATCGTGCCTTTAATGATTGCAGATGCTGCAGTTAGTGCTCCTGCCTGTGTTACTATAAAGTTTGATCCACCTGCACGGATTAAGTCTCCACCAGTACCGTCGCCATTTATAGTTATTTTACTAGCAACAACTTCTCCAGTTGGCTTAACAGAAAACTTAGCAAGTCCATCAGAGTTTAAAGATGATTCTGCTCCAGCCCAGAAAGCATAAGTTTGATTTGCAGACATTCCAGTATAATCATTATTTAAACCTGATGCAAACAAAGTATTTTGCAGACCATCTGGAGATATGGTCCAGTTTCCAATTACTGCTCTCTTAGTAAAAAATGTAGGCTCTTCTGATTCAGCACTATTTATAATCTGTGTTGTCCAGTCACCGTCGGCATCGTATGCAAACAGTCCATCCCTATTAAAAAATACTTGTGGATAAACAGTATGATCTCCAGCACCAGAAAAAATAGAACCATCAGTTGCTATTTTAATTGGAAATTCAATAAGAGATTCTAACCCAATATCAATTGGAGTAACCTCTACACCAGAAGTTTGTCCAGATTTTTGCATGCTGTAATAAGAATAATTATCATACTGGTCATAGTAACGAACAATGACATACCTTGTGCTATTGTCTGGTGTTGGAATACTTGCAGGGCTAACTCCAGAATAAACAACATTGTCGTCGTTTGTTGGAATAACAGTCCAAGCTGTTGATTTTTCATATACTTCTAGTCTACTAGCTCCTACTGGCATATCAAAATCAACAATGTATCCACTAGCAGATGGAGTTACTCTAAATAATCCTGTCGGTGTATTTACATTTGGTGTTCCTAATGTTGGGTATATGTTTGCTAATGGGTTGGGTCTTTCTACTGGTCCAGCAGATATTACTGCTCCTGTTGTTTCAATTCCCTGTGCAGACACTGATGTAACATAAGCTTTAAACTTTGAGTAGTATGTTCCAAACTGCCCATACATGTCTAGTGAAAGAATTTTAAATGATGTTTCTGGTGGAACTATAACATGATAAAAGTGTGCATATAAAGATGTACTTTCTACACCATTAACATAAGGAACAAGTTTTACTTTAACAGTGGTTCCAGCGTTAGTTGCTGGTTGAGTAAAAGAAACAGATATATCATTTCCTGACCAAGCAATACTTGCAGCAGTAAACTGAGTTGGTGGATCTGTATTTGTTGGCATAAATGGTAAAGGTGTGATATCTTTAATATCTGAATAGATTGAAGGTTCACCATACTCTTTAATATATCTTACTCTAACCCAACGATGTAGACCATCTGGTGTATAAACAACTACACTTGTACCACTGCTTATTGGTGCAGCTTGCTGCCATCCTGCTGTTAGGCTTACATTAGCTTTAACTAATTCTGTTGTAATTTTTTCTTCAATAATTGCACCTAAATAATTTCCTTTACTTACCGCTAAGGCTATATTTTCTGGAACAAAAGTAACTAAATAATAGTCAATACCAGCAGAAAGGGTAAACTCTGGCTGTGGCAAATCTGAAACAAATGCTGGCATATTAGCTTCTACATATTCACCAACATTTAATATGTCAGCTGTTGCAACAGAAACTTTAGTTATGTTTGATATAATTGTGCTTATGTCTAAACTTTGAGCTATATCTTTTGCTGATAAAAATAATGTTTGTGATTGTGATATATAGTTTAAGAATGTTGAGCCAGCGTAACCAAAACCTGCTTTTAAGTCTGTCCATTCTTCTGTTTCAGAGTCATACACTCTTACTAAAAATCTATCTATAAATATGTTTGCTAAATTAGAGGTATCAAAATTAAAGGTTAATGTTATTCCCCCATTAGGTCCCCAAGCACCAACTAGATTTGTTACTCCTAGTGGTGGAATACCTTTGCCTGGTACGTCTGGATCTTTTGTAGGCTTTGGAGTTTTAGGATTGCCATCTGAAGCAACTGGTCTAGAGTTTATATTTAATCCACCAACAGCTAAAGACTTTCCATCAAGACCAACAATATCAATTTCTGATCCCTGTCGTGAAAGAGTTTGTTTTATTTTATCCCATGACAGTCTTGGATCATCAACATCAATAGATATCGTTGGATTTTTTGCAACAGACTTATTATTTCTATATTCTGACTTCAACTTGTCACCAAATTATTTTGGACCTGTTGCAGTCCAGTTAAGATAGAAAGCGGTGGCTTCAATGGGATCTGGTCTTGTTGCAGCATTTGTATTGTCTGGTTCAGCAATAGCTCTATTAATTCTAAAGCTGAACTTACTTGTAGTAACACCAAATATATTAAAAATAAAGTCATAGTGATTATTATTAATGGCACCTATGTCTGCATGGCCAAATTGAATGGTACCCGTTACTATTGGGTTTGCAGAAAAGGCAGTCGTTCCGCTTTCATCTACAAAGTCTATATCTCCATAATAAATCTGTTGATTAGATATAGAAGACATTTGACCTGGAACAAGCTTGACTTTTCCATATAACATTTTTTGTGACCCTGGATCAAACTGATTAACAAAACCGCTTGAACCGTTATAGTCAATTCCAGTAGGGGCAGCACTGCCTAGATTGTTAGTTACAGAATCAATGCTATCGCTATGCTGATTTACAACATTAATGACTTGCTGCCATGCAGCAAGGTCAATTACTTGTGGATCTGATATTTTTACATATGCCATTTTGATCTCCTATTTTATTAATTATACCACAGCACGTACTCATTATTTTATTCCACTTAAGCCTAGGGTTGTACTTAAACCACTATCAAATGATTGGGAAACGCTTGTTACCAAGTATTTTTGGTTTAGCATACCGTTTAAGGCATAAGAAACAGTTACAATATCACCAATCTGAATCAATGGATTTCCAAAAATGCTTAAAGAGAGCTTTGTTGAAAAACCATCTACTCCCATTTCAACTATTCTTAACATTTTTCTAGCAGCAGATTTTGACTGTATCCATTGTGAATCAAGCTGTGCTGTGTCCCCACCATTTGATTCAACCAAGAGCGCCTCTAATATTTCAGGCTCAGATGGTGCTACAATTTCATGTGTCCATAGATTTAAATTTACTGCAACCTTTATAACTTCATCTGATTCTTTTGTTAAAAAAACCATATGAGGCGAGCTATTTGCTATAGCCATTCTTGCTCTGAACCCTGTATTTAATGGTGTTGAGTATGATAGAGAATCCTCAGTTACTAATTTTTTTTGCTTATATAATTGTTCTTCTTTTGTTGCTCCTGGAAAATAAGACATCATGTATTGAATAGGAAATACGTCAACTGATACTGCTGCAGGTGTTGAGTATTGTACATCGTAATAGTTTATGCCAGAAATCTCTGGTGTAGTTTGTACTATATAGGTTAATGAGTTAGATGCTAATGGTTGGTTTTGAACCATACCGTTTAAAAATTCTTGATCTTGATAAAAATATCCAGCGCTTCTTGAAAGAAGTGGTTTTTCTGTAGCGTGTATTTCTCTAAGGTTTGCAACATAATTCATAGAAGTAGGCTCTGGGTAAGTTATATTTGGAAGTGATTTTGGAGCAATAGAAGCATAGAATCCAAAACTTTTTGATTGTTCATATATTTTTGGAACAGATGGCTTTTGCCTAATTTTTGTTATATTGTTTAGATTTGTTGTAGTCCAGTCTGCATCGCTAGTTGATGTATCAGGAACTTGCCAACCTATAACTTCTACATCATTTAAGAAAATAGATAATGCTGTTGATGGATCTTCAACTGTTCCGTTTTCACCATCGGAGCCGTCTGTTTGATTAAGAACAACCCTTAAGTTAAAAAATGGATCAAATACGTATGAATATGTTGGATCAGGTGGTGTTGCACCTGAGTTTTCTTTAAATATTTTTGGCAATTTATTGAGGGCAGTATTACATTCACCAGTAACATCAGTATAGGCGTACAGTGCTTCTTCATCATATATTGCCAACATATATGTGTATTTTGGTGGCTCATAGAAAAAGCCCTCAGAGTTTGTTTTGCTAAACTTAATTAATTCTACGAACAATGGATCAGAAGATGACACACTACTTTGGTTAATGTAAAGTCCAGCTGCAGCAACATACTGGTCTAGTATATCAAACTTTACAGAATATGTTTTATAAGATCTTGTTGTTTCAACAGCAGGACGAACCACTGTTTTGTTTGTACCTGAAGCACGAAGTCCTAGCTTTGTTACATTAGGAAGTTTGTCATCTTGCTCATTGCTATTTGTAATAATTATATTTGAAAGACCACTTGTATTATTAGAAAAAACATAGCTTGAGCTAATAAGTTTTTCTTCTAATCCCTTGCTTTGTAGTGTTGTTATCCTGCTATGATTTCTTGGTGTTGTTCCAAACATTCCACGTTGAACATTAGTGATGTTTCCTGTAGTAGTTACCATAACATCTGATGTTGAAGCAGTAACAGCAGCACCTGCTTTAGTTACTGGATTAAGTGAATGCGATTTTGTTAAAATTTCAAACTGAGTAGGTGTTGGTTCAAACATAACTATTCCAGAAAGATTAAAGTTTGTTGGAATCATACCACTAATAATAACTCTATCTCCTGTAGAAAAATTATTTTCAGCATAGTACGTATTTATTACACCATCTCCTTCTGCATCTGTAACTATTGCAGACTTTTGTTGTAGTCCAACACTATATTCTTTTATGTAATCATTTATTGCTCCAGACAACTCATTATTATTTTTAATTGATACTGTTTTAGGCTGGGTTCCATCTGCCTTAGAAATGATGTACTGTTTATACTCAAAAGACATTATCTCACCTTCTACTGACACATACCCATTTGCATCTCTATTAAAGGTGTGGAATATGTCACGGAGATCATTTGTATTAATGTTTAAATTAGTAGAGTCTATATCCATGTCATCTTTTAAATAGTTAAATCCAACAGAATCAATTGATTGCTGTTGCCAAACAACATCATTAGAGGTTGTATAAATAAATGCAGGAGAATTTTTTATATCAATGTCTTTTACATTTTGTAATGATGGAGACTGCTTAACCTTTGGGCTTTGATATCTTAAAGAAATTTTACCTGGTTTTTGTTGATTGGCTACGGTCAGGCCTCCTTCCATTATGTCTGAATCTGATATAGACAAAGATGAAACCTGATCAGATAAAATATCATAAAGACTTAAGAACCTCATTATGCCGTATTCATCAATATACGCACCAATTTGATAAGCAATAAAAATTTGATTTAATGCTTCAATAAGAGTTACATCTCGTGAGTTACAATAGTAGTACGCCATGTCAACAGGCTGTGCTTTATTGTTACAAATCTTGTGTAGTGAGTCATAGTCATAATCTGTAAACCCTGACAAATCAAGAATGTTTGTTATTATTTCAAAGACAGTCTTTAGGTTTGCTACGTAGTCTGGAGCAGGTCTTGATTGTAAGTATCTAGAAATGTCGTAAGCTTGAACAGTAACTTCTTTAGTGTCGTTTTCTGTCCAAGCGTCAGAATAAAATACTCCAGACGGTATATAAGTATTTGTGTATGAGGTTACAGACGTGCCACTTACTGCGCTGTTCTGTAAATTAAAACTAACATAAAATTTAATATTATTACGTAACATATTAGAAAGTATGGTTAAAGAGTTGTTACTTTGATTTGAAAAGATAGGAACAATTTCACCATTTTTTGTTAATGGTATTCCTGAAAAAGTTAAAGATATATCATTTGAATTCATAGAAGATATCGGCAAAACACTATTTTGAGCGTCCAGTGATTTTTCTAAATCATATGCTACAACAAAGCTTGATAAATCAATTTCAAGTCTTGGAGACAACTCTATTAAATGCATTCTGTTTAAATCATTAGTAACACTTGATCCTGAAAAAGAAGTAAATGGTGTATTGATGGCTCTGCTTATTTGAGTAAGAGTAATCTTATTAACTGTTGTTGTATTATTTAAAGATCCATCAGGTTGAAACTCTGTCATAGTTTCCCAAGGATTTTTAGACCAAGTTGTTCCAGTCCAATACAAAACAATTAGTCCAGTATTATACTCGTCTGCATTTGCAGAGGGAGATATTGATGTAGTTGCATTTGCTGTTCCAGCATCAACAGTAACTAAAGAATTATTTATATATAAATTAAAAGTTGGAACAGTCATTAAAGTATTAGTCTTGATTACAATCTTATTTGTTATTAAGTTTTTTTCATAAATGGCTGTAATGCTTTTTGATGATGAATCTGAAACAAAATATTTATATGGGTTTATGTCTGTTGGAAGAGCAGTCTTTAATACTGCAACTGGTGGGCTTGCTAAAAAAAATGATGGATTTTGAATAATTGGAGTAAGTGGCATATACTTAGTTCCAAAGAATTTAGTGCCATCTATTGTATTTTCTGCTTCTCCATCTTTAACTTTTGATGCAATTCTTCTATGTCTTAGTGGAAGAGAACAGTATTTATTCCCAGATGATACGTATGACTCACCTGGTCTAAAATATGAAAAAACAGTATCTGTTGGGAACAAAGACCCATTCTTATAATCAAAAACAGTTGTTTCGTATACCTCTGGCAAAGTAAAAAATACTGTGGGATTTTCTGTTTCTTCAGCAAAAACACTTGCTACAATTTTGTAAGTAAAAGAACTAAGCGTATCTGTTTCTTTTGATGATCCAACATAGGTTATGATTTTAGTCCAGCCTAAAGAGCTTACTTCTGCCTGTGCTGATCCAGCCTGTGATACTGAACTATTTGCGTAACTACTGATCATTATTGGTGTTGAACTATTACTCTTTACATATGTTATTACTTTATATGCCTTACCAGTTAGTGATGAAAATGTATATGATACTGATCCAGTACCGTTTGACATTTGAAAACTTTTTGTTACAAAGTTTTCTTTTGCTCCAACAGTTACATCAGATATTGTTCCAGATGGTGTTCCAGATATTTTTGTTCCATTGCCTGCTGTTGTTATATATGGATAGTTAAATAAGTTGTGATTCCATTCAGCGGAAACTATTGGTACAAGACTCACTGAGTCTGAGTTTTTAAATATGTTAGAGCTTTGAGTTGTGGTTAATGTTCCTACATTTAACATTATCTCTCCACAAATTCAATACTCATATCAACATAATCTGAAACCTTGGTTCTATTAATAATGGTTTTGGAAAAATCATTCATAAACACCTCATATGTTTTAGATCCATTCTGTGCTGTAACAAATACTCCTAATGGCTGTGATCCAAAGCCTGAGTCTGTATTAAGTCCTGAAGATACAACCTTTAAATAAATAGGAAGTCCTGCATTAGACTTATAGAATGACTCAAGCCAAGCAGCGCTATAAAAACCATCAACACACTCAGATTGCTTTGAAGGAACATATTTCCAAGAACAAGAAATATTGTTTTTTTGAGCAACAACATATTTTCTCATTTTGCCATTGGCCATGCGGGATTGTGTTTCAATTAGCTCTGGAGTAATATCAATAGGCTCTCTATTGTGATCTGTTAACTTATACCAAGTGGTACCGTCAATAGAAATCTGTATTCCTGAATCAATTAAATATGTCATTATCTTCCCACCATGTTCGTTTTGTTGTTCTTATTCTTTGCTCTATCTAATTCTACCATAACGGCTTGTGCTATTTCTTTTTTATTTAAATCGCTACCGTTGATATTAATAATGTTAGTGGTTGGTGAGGAAGATGAATAGGTTTTGTTTTCTTCCTTCGTGAGAACACGCTCACCTTGATGAAGCTGTGCAACCATATCATTTGGAAGATAATCTATTCCAGTAGCAAATGATGGAAGGTTATATCTAGCACTAATTGCTTTTTGGTTTATTAATCCATTCTGTGTTATTAATCCACCAGAGGCTGCACCTGTGATTCTTTTTCCTTTGGGTACGTGTGCAGGCGTCAGCCTTCCTTCACCCAACAGTGGAAAAATTTTTCCATATTTTTGATATTGATATATAAGTCTTTCAAGCGTTGATTCCATTATTTCTAGATGATTCTGCCCATACCCATAAGATAAATCCTGCCCAATATAAGATGGAGTGGTAGCTAGTTTCAATATCTCTTTTGGCAAAATGGTTCTAATTTCTTTAATACGTTTTTCAGGATCTAGTGTTGTTAATACTGAATGGTGTGATCCTCCCATCGTGGCTCCGCCTTCATGAGCTATAGTATCTATGACCCATTTTGGACCTTTTTTACCCATTTTGCTAAATGCTTCATTGAGTTGTATATTAGTATAACCCTCTACTCTATCTTTAGTTCTATATTTACTTTTAAGAGTCATTGCTATACCTGGTACTCGTTCACCAGTTAATAACTCTCTAGCTTTTGCTTTTGGGTGTCCTAGCACATTGATATAGTAATCTTCTAGTGCAGCATAACCTTTTTTATTTTGTGACCATAAAGATTTTCTGCCTCCTCGCATATCCCAAATTTTTGAAAGACTTTTTGGTTTATTCCATATAGTTTGCTGCAGAGCTACTGCATCTGCTGTTGAATTTTTACCTGTAGCGTACTGTAATGCCTTTGTTTTATCTACTGTTGTAAATAGATCAAAATTCATTATGTTTCCATGTAGGTGTTTTATTTCTCCAGGCGTCAATCTATTAAGTAGAGTATCTGGAAGCGCACCTCCATGGAAAGTTGGCATTTTAAATAAATCACGTAATGAAGGGTCGTACTTTTCTGGAATCTCAGACACAGAGCGTGACCAAGCCATATCTCCTTCTCCAGCGACTGCATTAATATTTTTTGCTGCACGTAAAGCTTTTATGCTACCAACTGGTGTATATCTGTATATGAAGTCATCTAGATTTTCTTTTGATAAATTGTTTATCGTATTGGAAACAAGATTTTTAGAGTGTTGATATTCACCCTTAATTAATCCAGTTCCACGCTTAATTGGATTCGTAACTAAAGGTTTTAAAATTTTATCGTTAGCTGATTTTGCAATTAAGCCAAGAAGTTCTCCATAGGCTTGTGATCCGTAATAAAATTTGTTGCTAACCCCCATGAACGACAAGAAATCCTCTGGGTCTGGCTCTTCTGCAAACTTATCACGTCTATATTGTGTATTAATCATCTCGTCATAGTATGATTTACCAGTGCTATAACTATAATCATATCCCAGTTTGCCTTGAAACATAGTAGATGGCTTAGGTATTTTTTTACGTAATTTATAGTTATTAACTCCTTTTATTTTTCCTAAAGTGTTCCAAAAACCTGATTGCAATAATTCTTGTCCAAATGTTGGTGTTTGTTGTGCAGCTCTTTTTGCTGCTGATTTAATCAATGATGGTGTTTTTGCTACAGGAGGCTTCTTTTTAAATGGATTACCAAATGGTTGAGATAACTCTTCAATTTTTGGTCTTAAGGAATTGAACTGGTTTCTTATAGGTTCTGGAATTTTATTTGCTAGTTCAATAGCTTTTGGTTTTAGTAATGGCCCTAATTTTTCAGCAATTTTTCCGAACCCAACTCCAAGGCCACCTCCAATTAATGTAGAAATTCCCATATTAATTAATGAATCAAGAGGATTCATACTGTCTAATTGTGCTTTAGGATTAAAACCTTTTACGTTAGAGTACGTTCCGCCCTTTACTCCATAATCAGATCCGCTTTGAGCAAGACCAACTATTCCTTCTCCCAAACCATAACCTGTACCAATAAGAGCACTCAAAGGGGTTGCACTTGTGTATACTCCTGAAAAAGCACCTTGTAATGCATTAAATGCAACTCTACTAAGTGCTCTGCTCCATTTAGAGAATCCAGATGCATTTTTATTTGCACCCCATCTTAATGAAAGTGCTTTTTCTAGCTCTTCCATTGCTTGGTATGCAGCGGCTGATCTGGCACCCATACCAAACATTTGCTTTTTTGAAAGTTTTCCAAGGTCAGAAACACCACCAGGACTTCCTTCACTAAATCTCTGAGCATTCAATGCATCAAATGTTTCTGTTCCATATTTCTTTACAGAAGATGCTCTAATTACATACTCTCCATCTGAAAGATACGCAGGTATTGAATCAGAGGTTGCAGTTCCTGCACCAAGGATATGTCCACCTGTATTGTAGCCTTTAGGCTTATTAAGTTTAGAATTAGCAAACGGTATCTTTCCTGAATCAGTTTTTAATCCAAATCCTGGATATCCTACATTCCAGTTTGTTACAATGCCGTCTTCTGTTTTATAACCAGAGTATCCTTTGAGGCGAAGGAAGTTGGCAAATTCATCGCTTAAGTATGTAGGTTCAGGTAAACCAGTTTGTTTTGCAAAAAGCGCTCTTTCCGCTGGCAGTTGTGCATCTGTTATTGCGCCTTTTCCGAATGCAGTTTTAAGCCAAGCAAGAGGGGACAGGCTAAGCTTGTGTGCGTTAGTTGAAAATTGATCACTTGCATACGTGGTGCTGTCAAGTGCACCGTAGGTACCAGGTCCATAAGTATGCATTGCATCTGTTCGTCTTCCTATGTTAGGAGTTAGAGCATCTGGTGAATTATGTGCAAAGTGCGTCCAGGCTTTTGCATCTTTAATGTTTTGTGAAATTTTAGAAATTTTATTAGGAATTGCAAATGCTAACTGCTTTAAGAATGGTAAAATTTTAGAAATACCACTTTTAGCAAACCTATTAAGTCCACCAGTCCTGAAACCTTTTACAGCACCGCCATTAGCAAAGTCTGTCGTCTGTTTATAAACAGTTTCTTTAAACCAATCTTCATCAATAGGCATTTTTGCTATCTTTTCATCCCAGCCAAGTGTTGGTTTAGCAGATAATCTATAAGCAATTGCTCTTCTAACGTTATCTATATATTTTTGATATATTGGTAATATAATATCTGTTTTGTCATACCCAGATTGAAATAGCATTTCTGCAATCTCAGAATCTTTTATGCTAGATAGCGTTGCTTCTGCTCTTCTTAACCCTTCTAAATATGCAGGTCTTTCAGAATCTGGTAGTTGCACATATTGTTGGTACTGCTTATTTACTATACTATCAAAGGATTTATCTGTTGCAAACATAGGCATTGAGTGTTCAGAGTCTCCAATCCTACCAAAATCAATTGCTCCAGATTTTTTTGTTTTTGGATTTAGATATAAGTTACCTCCATGAAGATCTGAATATCCTATTGCAGATAATATTGTATCTCTATAAGATTTTTCAGAAGTCATATCCAAGGCAGCATAAATATCTGCAGGCAATAAATCATGTACATCAGATTTTCTTTTAAGATTTAGTTGTAACTTATTATATAATGTTCTCTCACTAATTGAGCCTGGAGATAAATCTTCTAATGCTGCACTAAAAACTGAAATGTCATTTGGTGGCTCAAATACTGATGATTTAACAGCAGTATTAGTTGGTGCAAGCAAATCAGCTCGTCTTGCAAAAAGTGAACCAAAAACTTCTCTTCTTGCTTCTTGTGGAGTCATTTCTTGTAAAGACTTTAGATAACCTTTTTGTCCAGTTGGTATATGTTCTACCTTGTTTACAGTATTTAATGACGACATAAAATTTTGTGACTGTGCAAAATCTGAGTAATCCATTATTTCTGGAAACACTATTTTTTCATAAGATGAAGATTCCTGTATTATTCTAGCCTTGTTCCTGGCAATGTCAGCAGCAATCATGGCATCCATCCACTCTTGCTTTTTCTGACTTGAAGTTAATAATGAAGCGCTGGGTGCAGATTTTGAACCAAAAAGTTTTGAACTAATTAATTTACCTATACTAGATATACCACTTTTAGCAATTCTGTTAATTCCACCAGTGCTAAAACCTTTTACTGCTCCACCATTAGCAAAACCTCGCTCTTTAAATGATAGGTCTGAAAATCCTACGGCATGCCCAGACTGTCTTTTTCGTAATTTTAATTCTTCAGCTTTTTTAGCAAGTGCTGCTGCAGATGGTTGTTTTACTGGTGCTGGAACTACGCTTGCTGCCATTGATTGGAATCGTGACCAATCTACTCCTGGTGCTGCTCCAGCTTTTAGTCTACCTATCAGATTTGCATAAGATTGTATTTCATCTGGATCAGTGAGATTAAATGATGCTATGGCTTCTTCTACTAATGGAATTTGTCTGTTAATTTCTTTTATAATTGCATCATTGTATTCTGATGGTGTCATTGATTGTGCAATTGGTGCTGTTGTTTCAGCAAACCATCTTTTTGCCCCGCCCTTTACACCTAGTAAATTAATAGCAGCCTGGTCTTGCATTGATGGCATTGAGGTAGACAGCTTTCTCATTCCAGAAGCTAGATCGTATACTCCTGAAGTTCCTGCATCAACAAGATTTTTTCCAGACAAGTTTGCTTTTTGTAAATCTTTATCTCCACGCCACAGTGATGCAACCAGTTGTGTTATATATTCACCCTGTGTAAATTCTCCAGATGGGTTTGCAAATTCTGGATTATAAGCAGACCTTAATGCTAGCAGTGTTCTTGTTGCTTTTGCATCTGAAGGATCCATTATTCTTATTAAATCTTGAATTGGTGTAGTTAGTCCAACTTTTCTTGAAATTACATTAGATCTAATTTCAGATAAACCAGATAAAGAATCTGTTACTGGCTTGACAAATTCTTTTGTTCCATTTGCTCCCTCATATAGACCACCAATTCCTCTGACTGGAAAGCTTTTACCAACTGTTGCTTCTAGTTGTTTTCCTAATTGTGTGATTGGAAGATCTTTAAAGTTACCATTTTTAATAGCAGCATCTATTACCTTCATTGTTTCTTCAGCTGTACGGGCTTCTTCTAATGCTTTTATTCCACGTGGCATTCCAAGGAATAAACCTCTACCAGCACCCATTCCCATAAAGTTAAGTGGCAGCATAGATGCTCCTAGAGCGTCTCCACCTTTACCTTGTCCAGCAATAAGTCTTAATAGTTGTGCTGTTCCAAACATTTCAGCAGCTGGTGTATCCTTAGAATTAAATCCAGACACATATCTTTGGAACCAATTTTGTTTTTTAGATGCTGGCTCTCCATACTTATGCTTATGTCCAACAGGGCCTCCCTGGTGGAATCCTTTAGCATTCCGCAGTTTGCGTATATTCTTAAGCACTGGGTTAACTGGGCTGCTGCCTAATTGAATTCTGTTTGCGACGTCACCCCAGTTGAGACCTGTTGATTCCTGTGCGGTGGTTGTCAGCTTGCTTCCACCTTTTCCAAGCATGTCTCCAACTTGTTTATACCAATCTTCATTCATAGATATTTTTGGTATATTTTCATCCCAGCCTTTTATTGGTTTGGCAGCAAGTCTACCTTCAATTGTCTTTATAACATTATCTATATACTGTTTATTAATACCCAAAAGTCCACTTATTTCAGACTTCTCATATCCAGATGCAAGTAGCATGTCTGTAATCTCAGCATCTTTTATACCAGATAGAGTCTCTGATGCTTTTCTTAATCCTTCTAGATAAGCAGGTCTTTCAGATTCTGGTAGCTGAACATATTTTCTATAATATTTATTTTCTAAACTCTTTAAAGCATTATCATTATTCCCACCAAACTTAGCTATAGAGTGTATAGAGTTTCCAGTTCTTCCAAAATCAATTGCACCAGAGTTTTTCTGCATTGGATTTAAAAATAAGTTACCTCCATGATTATCTGAATAACCCATAGCATCTAATATTGCATCTCTATAAGATCTTTCAGAAGTCATTCCTAAAGCAGCATATATTCTTGCAGGCAGTGCAAAAGTTCTGTCATCCATTGCTTTAGAAGGAGCTAAGTTAAATGCTTCAAACACAGACTTTTCACTAAATGAGCCTGGAGACATTTCATCTAATGATCTGCTGAAAACTCCAAAATTATATGGGTACTTTTTGCCAGTTTTAACAGCAGTATTTTCTGGAGCAAGTATGTTGGCTCGTTGTGCAAAAAGTGAGCCAAAGACTTCTCTTTGTACTTCTTCTGGAGTCATTTCCAAACTAGTTTTAAAATATCCCGATTTGCCACTTGATAAAATTGTTGCTTTCTGCACATTATTTAGTGAAGTATTAAGTGAACCAAAAGTCTGTAGGTCTGATTGATTTAGCATTTTTTCAAATTGAAGTCCTTCATAAGGTGAGGATGCGCCAATTCTTACTTTTATTACATCTAACATCTTTACTCTATTAGCACGATCAAGTTGTCTATGCCATTTGTCAATACCCTTTAATTCGGCCCTGGCTGCTTTTGCCTTATCTTTAAATGCTTTCTGTTCAGCCCTGATATCTGCTAGCTCTTTTACCATTTTTTGATTTAATGACAATGAACTTAATTCAGGAGTACCTTCAGGACCCATTGCATATACTGTAGTTTTTGGAATTGCTACTGATTTAGCACCAGAACTAACTTTTCCTAATCCACGAACTCCAAGCCCAACTCCTGGCAAAACACCAAGAATATCTGCTAAAACACCCAATTTTTGATTTCCAAAAATTTCTGGGCTTGTGTTATTTTTTAAATTAAATGCAGAGGTATAACCAGAAAACATCTGAGCAGTTTGTAAAGCCATGTAATCTTTTTCTTGCTGTGTTACTTTAGATTTAATATTAGTATTTGTATTAAAAGTATTAGATGCACCCATATTAAACATACCGCTAAGCATTGAAGATATTGCATTTACTGGATTGAATCTGCTAAAGAAATTTCCATTTGTATCCTGATGAGGATGTGGGTGTACGTAACCACCTTCGTGGAATCCCTTAGCGTTCATTTCAATAATCTTGGCTCGCATTGCGGTCTTAGATAAATCGCTAAGGATTTGGCTTTCTACTTCACTTGCAGAACCCATGCCAGCATCTACGTACTTATACTTATCGTGTCTGCTATAACCAACAGTTCCATCGCTACCTAGCCACGAGTACGCAGGCCCGTCAGAAACTTTTATTGGCTTAGTAAGTTTAGCAGCAGCCTTTGCTGCGCCACCCCTTTTAGCCATTTCGTATGCGTACTTGGCATAGGCAGTAGTACCTTTGCGAGGTGCTTGAATTAACGTATTTGTAAGAGCGTCATGAGGGTGTGGGTGTACGTAACCACCGTCATGGAACATTTGTCCGCCACCGCCACCAAGTAGCCCACCAAACCATGCTGATGCGCCAGAACCAACTAATGGAGGAGTAATTTTGTCAAGACCCATACCTGGACCACTGGATTTACGTAATTGCTCTGCTAGCTGATGCCAGTAATCTGAGAATTGTCCTACCTTGCCATTAAATGGAAGTCCTGGAATTTCAACTCCGCCCCATGGATCTTTACCAGCATTATTAAATATAGGCTTTCCATTTTTATCAAACCCAATAGGAGATCCCTGATACAGTCTTTCTAGTTCTCCCCAGTAGCGACCATATGGACTTCCAGTAGGTTGGTTTTTAGAGTTGTATGGTGATGATGGTTTTTTCCATGAAGGAATAACTCTTCCACCTTCTGCAAACTTTCCAGCATTCAATGCATCAAATGTATTAACACCGTATTTTGCAACAGAGTCTGCTTTAATTACATATTCACCATTTGAGAGATATGCTGGTATAGAATCAGATGTTCTTGTGCCTGGACCTCTTACATTTCCACCAGGTTCAAATCCTTGTACTTTTCCACCAGTGTTAAATTTAACTGGTGCGCCATCTCTATCAAATCCTCCTGTAGCAAGGAACCATCCCTTATAGTATTTTCTTGCTGGTGCTTGTGTTACAAAATAACTTTGTGTTCCGACTTGAAAATGATGATAAGGAATTCCGAAATCATATAGTATATTTGATGTTTCTTTTTGTGCTTCTGCAGCAAGTTTTGCTAGATTTACTTTTCCTTGAGGATTATCTACTCTTTCTTTATCTGCTGCAGCCTTTGCCTCTGCTGCTGCCTTTGCCTTTGCTGCAGCTCTTGCTGCATCTGCTGATTTTTGTGCTGTAACAGGTGGAGTTACTGTCTCGTTAGAAGTTCCAGATGTTGTTGACGTACCTGAAGAAGTTCCAGATGTTGCTGACGTACCTGAAGAAGTTTCAGATGTTTTTTTCTTTATAGCACTAGATACTCCTGATTCAGCCTTAACAAGTTTCTTTTCTAAGTCAGTTACTTTTGCTCCATTTTCTAAAGCATCAATTCTATCTTGAATATCTTGAATTTGTCTTTCAAGATCAAGCTCTGCAGTTTTTCTATCATACTGACTCTTATTATAAAGCTTTTGTTGTCCAAGAAGTGCTGCCTGTATATAGTTACCAGAAATTTTTGCCTGAGCCATGTCAGCATCAAGCTGTTGCTGTTTTTCTTGGAATTCTTGCTGACGATCAAGTTCATCATTGACACCTTGAAGAGCTTTCTGTTTATCTTCTAATAACTTTATTTCTTTTTTAAGTGCTTCAATTACTTTTTTAGATAAATCAGACAAGCCCTTTCCAGCAGTAGGGTTTTCTATGTACTCATTTGTTTTTTTACTAGCAAAAAATTCATCATATGATTTTGTTGTAGCTTCAATAAGATCTTTAAACTTTTGTATTCTTATACCTGCAAAAACCTTATCGCTAACATCTGCATTTGGATCAGCAATCAAATTCATTGCTTCAATAATACCAAGCAAGTTTCCAGTTATTCCAACAGATCTTGCCTGAATAATGAGTAGCATATCATTAAAGTTATCAAGCCCTTCAACTGCACCACGAACATCTTCTGGTAATTCTTGAATTATTTTTCCAACTACCATCATAGCCTGTGGCGCTGGCATTGCAGAAATTTTTGCTGATATCATGCCAAACGCTTGATTAAACTGATTTGCATTCATTGTTCCATTTGCAAGCTGTCCAGAAATTCCATCAATAAATCCTGTGAATACCTTACCAGCTAAATGAAGATTTTTCTTTAATGAATCACTGAATACTTCAACACTTTTTAGCCTATTTGTCTGGTTTTCAAAATAATACTCTGTCTGTTTAGCAAGAGGATCTGCAAGAGAGTCACTGAGTTTGTTGGATACTGAATCAAGACGTTGCTGTAAGTTTTTAATTCCTTTATCTGTAGTAAGATCAATATTTTTAAATTCAAAATCAACACTTGTTTTTTGAGATTCTTCTCTTAGTGCATTAATTATTGTTTCTATGTTTTCTTTAGCAAAACCTGAACCACTTAATTGAACAGATAAAGAATCAAAGATTATTGCAGCTTCTTCATCGGTTGCTGTTTTTAATGAAGCAATAGTATTCTTGTAGTCTGTTTTAAAAGTATCACTTTCTCTTAATGCTTTAATCTTTGACTTTTCTTCTACAGTGCCCTTAGCTTGTGGAGTCTCAGATAGAAATGGGCTAACAGTTGTAGCAGTACCAAAGAAATCACCAAGATTTTTTATTTGAGTTTTTGTTAATAATGCAGCATCTCCAAGACCTTCAATTGCAAGTCTTTCACGTTCACGAGCAGCAAGAGTCATTTTAATAAGTGCAGTTGTTACGCCAACTAATGCTATTATTGCACCTACTGGGCCAGCGAATCTTGCAAGCATTTGGCCAAATCTTAATAAATTAGGAAAAAGTTTTTTAATGCCACCAGCAAATAAGCCTGGTGTTGCACTAAATGCTTTAGTATTAACATTTTGAACAAGCATTCCTGCAGTAGCAGCTCTGTTTGCAGCAAGCTGAAGAACCTGAGCTTGAGTCAATAGTTGTGTTATCTGCATTAAACCAAACATTAGTCCTGAGTATTTAAATATTTGATTAGATAGTTCGCCTATTTTACCGCCAAACATTGTGCCTGCACCTGATGCTGCAGTTAGTCCAAATGTAAGGGAATTCAATCCATTATTAAGTGAAGTAAGTCTACCTGGTGAAAGACCTATATCTTTTTGAGGTTTTGGTGTTGATTCTGGCTCTGTAGGTGCATCAGCAGCCATGCGTGGAGCTGCAATAATAGGAAGCAATGAAGTACCTGAAGGAACAACTGGTCCAATAGGAGCTGGTCCTTGTGGTCTATAAGCAACACCACGTGTTTTACTACCCCTAGTAAGTTCTCTATCTACTGCTCTAGTATATGCTCGTGCATCATCTCTTCCGTCTTGTGGTGCTAAACGATGTGGACTCTTACGCTTTCTGCTTTTTACATAAATATCTTTTGTACCTTTTTCAACTGCGTCACTATATGCTTTTGCATCTTTGGCTCCAGCTGCTTGAGCAACGCTATCGCCACCAATAAGTAAGTTTGTATTACCTACATCCTTATAGTTTGTAAAGTTTCTTGGTGTTCCAACAGCAACTCTTAAACCTCTATCTTTTTTACCAACAGTTCTTCTTTCAAGAGCTTTTCCAGAAACGCTATTATCCACAGCAAGCATTGATGTTTTTTGCATATTAGAAATTGCTTTTGCAAGCCTTTTATCTTGTTTATCAATTCTTGCTACTGCTCTATCAACTGCAGCATAGAACTGTTTTTCTCCAAAGTTTTTAGGAAGCCCAGAAATTTCATCTCCAACTAAAGCACCAAACTTAGCAACACTTGAATGCATTTCTTTTGTTAGTTTTGGATCTGCAAGAACAGATTTTAAAGTTAGTCCATTACTTTCTGCCCAAGATTGATAAATTGGTGCAAGCGTTCTTTCAGCTTTTGGACCTGTAAAGAGAGAAGCCATTTCATTTCTTCCCATTTCAAAATCTCCACCAGCAGTTCTTTTATTCGCAGACTCTGGCATCATGAATCCAAAACTACTTAGTTGTTGGACTGTACCACCCTTAGATGCAGTTGCACGTAAATCTCTAGCCAAAGACTTTGAAGATGTAGCATCAGCTAGGGCATTAATTCTTTTTGGATCTACTATTTCTTCATTCTGTGGTTTGGCATGAGCAAAAACATATTTTTCACCATCATAAACAGTGGCAGATGTTCCTTTTGGATTATTTCTTGGAACACCTTGTTCGTCTAAAGTTTCTTTAAGTGCATCAGCACTTAAACTCTTAAAGCTATCTCCAGCCGATCTTGCTTCTTGTTCAAGGGTTGATAAAACTCTTGTCACACCATCAAGGTCTTTACTAAACCTTCCTAATGCTTCATTTAAAGTTTTTTCATTTGAGGAAACTGGAATATCATAAGTTTGTCCACCAAAGGAAATCCCCTTTCGTCCTTTGCTGTAACCAGGAATATTGCCAGCAATCATTCCATTAATAAGTGGAGCATACTTCTTACTCATCTTTGTTGGAATTACTGTTTCTCCAGGCATTAGTAATGCTAATTCTGTATCTTGATTTCCTGTACCGCCAACTCTTGCAGGCTTTCCCTTTGCTCTCTTTTTAATTGCGCCTCTTTGAAGTGGTACTCTAATTGGCATAAATTGTGATTGGGCTGCAACTGCTCTGTAATAGGCTCTTGTTAGTCCATCAACTGCTGCTGCTTCAGAGCTAAATGTTTGTGCAAGCTTTTTATGAACCTGATCAAGTGAGGCTGCAACTGCTGCAGCATTTCTTTGTTCAGTAGTCATATACTTGACTTCATTGCCAAGAGTTCCAGTTTCTCTTCCTGCTTTATTAAATATAGACTTTAAGAATGTAAAACCTTTAATTATATTTGCAAGTCCATTCATAAGCAAACCAAATGTCATAAGCAATACTGGACCAAGGCCAGCAACTACAGCTGTTAATACAACAATAACCTTTTTTGTTCCATCTCCAAGGCTATTGAATTTATCTAAAATCTTTGTAATAAACTCAGCAATTGGTGTTATAACCTTTAAGAACTGTTCTCCAACTGGCACTAAGGCTAGCTTTAATTGTTCAACTGATGATTTAAATTTGTTCATTGCAGACTCTGATGTCTGTCCTAACTCTTTTTCAGATAGAGCTGCAAGCTCTTGAACTGATGCTCCCGCTAGGTCAAGGACACGAGCTGCCTGAGTTCCTTCTTTTGTAACGTTTGCAAATAGTGTAGACAAACGAGCAAACTGAAACTTACCAAACATTTGCTCAATTGCTTGTGCTCTATTAAGTGGATCAAGTTGATTTAATGCTGTTGCAAAATCAGTTACAGTCTTTTTTAAATCACCCTTATTATCTACAACAATTTTCTTTATATTGATTCCAAAACCTTCAAGCATTGCTGATGCTTTTCCAGTAGGATTAATCATAGATGCAAGACCAGACTTAAGTGCATTAGCACCTTCTGATGCGTTGATTCCACCTTCCTTCATTGCAGCCATAAAGAACGCTAAATCTTTAATATCTCCGCCAAGCTGTTGAATAACTGGAGCTGCTTTTGGAATTGCAGTTGACATGTCATCAAGAGATAATACTGTCTGGTTTTCTACTGCGTTAAGAAAGTCAATATTTTTTGCTAAATCTTCAGAAGACATTGCAAAAGCATTTTGTAATGCAATTGTAGTTTCAAGTGCTTTTTGACTTTCAACTTGACCTAAGATAGAAAGTCTTGTTGCTGCTGTTGTTTGTCTTTGAAGGTCAACACCTTTAAAACCTGCTGCAGCTGCTTCTGATGCAAGACCAACTGTATCTGATACTGCAATTCCATACTTTGTAAATTCTTTACCAAGATTTTTTATTGCATCTAATGCTGCAGTACTTTCTGTTGTTGAAGTAAATAAATCTCCGTAAACCTTTTTAAAACGGATAGCCTGTGTTTCCATATCCATAAACGTTTTTGATGCTGCAGCTCCAAGAGCCATAAGTGGTATTGTAAAACCAACCATAAGCTGACGACCAGCCCACTGTGTATTTTTACCAAAGTTTAAAAGATTAGTTGATCCTTGTTTTAATAGCTGATTAAGGATTGCTTGTTTTTGAGCAGCAACCATAGTTTTTGTTGCAAGATTATTCATATCAAGAGAAAGTGGTCTTACAGCAATTGCCTTCATTGCACCGTTTGCATCACGGCCCATCTTGATGTATTGTGTTTGAAGATCTTTTACATTTTCTCTTGCTACTTTATTTATTGTTTCAAACTCAGTTTTAAATAATCTACCAAAAGTTTTTGATGCACCACCAGCATACCTAAAGTATTCTCCCATAGAGAACTTGTTCTTTTCTAAAGAACTTGTAAAAGATTCAGTTGTTGTTTTAATGGTTCTCATTTGGGCAGAGAACTTGCCTGTAGCATTAACTGAGTTAATTAAGTTTTGCTGTAATTGGCTAGTGACTGCATTAGCAGCAGCACCACCCTTAGCCATTGATGTGTGAAAGGCTGATATCTGTCTTTGTAAGTTTTTGATACTGGCTAGTGCGTCAGTAGTATCAATACTTACTTTAATGTTAGACTGAACATCAGCCATTCACTACACCTCTTTATTTAGTTATATTACTCATCAGAACTGAAAATTGATGATGCTTCAGAAAGCTTTATTCCTGATGCAGTTTCAACAATTTCATATACTGTAGGTAAGTCAATATTTTCCTCAAGAGCAGAAATATCTGCTGCTAGTTCTGGCTTATATTGTTCCATTGCGATTAGTACACATTCCATTAGTAGGTTGATTGACTTATCGTTATCTTCTACTACTGCTGCAATACCCTCAAACTTTTTCATAAACTTTCGTAAAAGTGAAATCTTAAGCGGTCTTAAGGTTATTTCTGTACCATCAATTAGTTTGACTTTATGCGCTTCATGCACAGTTGTTGCCATTTTGATCCCTCCCTAGGTTCATATCAATTATACCATGACAGAGGGGTCTCTTGCGTCTTCATAATCAAGACCCATGCCAATTCCAAATCCTGCCTTTTTAGCATTTTGTCCTTGTAATGCTAAAATGTCATTGCTGTCAGATGTTGCACCACCACTAAAGACTCTAGCCTTTAAGTTTTCCCATTCTTTTTGTCCTCTTTCAGGTTCTGATGCCCCTTCTAAATCAACACCTTGAATTGCTGCAAAAAATTTCTTTTCTTGGAAGTCTAACTCTCTTTTACTTGTTATTATTGCAAATAACTCAGATAACGATATTGATGCTTCTAGTTCACTGTAATCTTTCCATATACCCAGCAAAAATACTTCTGATTCAAGTTTTGCTAAATCAAAATCTTCCCATGTTGGACCAGCTTCGCTGCTTTGAGCTTGAGTCTTTATACTTTCTTCTGAGTCTTCACCTATTTTTATATTTCCAGCAATCTCTAAAATTTCATGCACTGTTGGTAAATCTATGTTATCTTCAAGATCTTCTATGTTTTTAGATATTTGAGGATAATATTGTTTCATTGCAATTCTTGCACACTCTAATAAAACCATCATTGATTCATCATCATTTGAGGTTTGCTTTATGTTATTAAATACATTCATAAACTCTCTAAGATACTTAATTTTAAGAGGCATAACTTGCACTTCTGTACCATCAAATAAATAGATATTTTTTGTTTTATATACTTCTGTAGCCATAGTATACTAAGTTTACCACAAAAACAACAAAGCCCACCTCATTATGAGATGGGCTAAGCTGTATTATTAAGTTATATTATGAAGATGGAGTCCATGTGCGGTCAACAATCTTACCGTATGATCCTGAAGTATCTTCTGGAAGTAGACGGAATGAAACTTCAAACATTGAAGCTTCTTCACGCTTTGCAGATACTGTTACATTCTCAATTGAGAGTGCACGGTATGCTGAGTAAACTCGCTCTACGTATGCAGAGTCAACACAGTCACCTGTGCCTGGACCTACTGCAACGATACCACGCTCTACTGGGCATTCACCAATATCTCCAGCAGAAAGATTAAGAGTCTTTCCTGCTGATGTAGCTGAATTGCCTGTTAGCTTTGAATCGCCATATGCTAAAGCCAATAGAAGATTTTCTAGTGTTGCTTCTGCAAATGCTGTTGCAAGGTTAACCTGCATTCCTTGCTTGTAAAGCTTAGCAACGTCAAGAATTTGGTCAACTTGTACTTCACCGAAGTCAGGTTGGAACTGCAATTCAAGACCGTTCATTGTATAACCTACGTTTGTGTAGGCTGCGTCATCAGCCAAAGTTTCTCTGAATGACTCATTTGCTACTGCTGTCTCCAATGTATTTGGAGTTAATGTTTCATCTGCAATAAAAAGTGCAGCTGCTCCAACGATGATGTTGTTGGACGTTCCACGACTATATGCCATTTTGGTACCTCTTTCTGTTAAGTGGATATTTAGTTGTACGGCGTTGTGTTTCCTCAAGATAATTATAACAGCGTTTTATAAGATAATTTTTGTGGCTAGCTTCTCAGGCTGCCAGTCTCTGGACGTTAATTCTTTCATAGGGTGATAGTCAAAGTCAATAATTATCTTGTTACCGCCATAGGTTCTGGCTGTGCCAAAATCAATTATGTCTCTAGTCTCCTCAAGTTGGTATACCTTAAAATTGTGAAAGTAGAACATGTTATCTATTAAGTTTGGGTTTTGATCTGTTCCTAGATTTATCTGTCTGTTAGAGCACCAGTTGTTTATTTCTTCTGCTGTTTCATCAAAGCGATCCATTAGTCTTAAAACAGACTCTTGAACCTGTACCATATTTTCTATTGTATTTTCTGCTGTTGCATAAAAATAGTACAACAACTGCTCACACTTAATGTGTGGGAATCCTTTGCGATTCATTTTTATTAGTCGGTCCCAAGTTGCCATAACTCCACCTGCAGGAAACATCTCTGTAAGATTATCTATGGTAGATGGTGTTGATGGGAAAAAAGGAATCTTATCAATACCCGTCATGCCCAGTATATTTTCTTCTAAATATTTGTTGATCCAAAGAACTGGAGTATTTAAGGTTGAGTTATTAGCCATTATCTAATCCCCGCATTCACTATCCATTTATATCCTACTTGCTGGCCTTTAATCTTTCCAGAAGCTTTTCCTGCTAACATATTCTTTTTATATACATCAGCGTTGCTTAGGTGTTGATACATTCCGCTTGATTTTAAAAATGCTTGAGTAAAATATCTATTAAAAAATGTATCTACTACGGTTTCAAAAGAACCTTTTGTTGCTGTTCCACCAGGTGACTGTACTACAACCTCGCCTTTAGTAAAGACTGTTTCTCCACCATCTTCAAAAACCAATGCGTTTGCCTGTGTTGGTCTTATGGTTACTGGAGTGCCTTCTTCCATTATTTTAGCCTTATTATAAAAAGGTACTGATGAGCCATCTTTAATTGATGTTGATTGCTTCATTGTTGACACAAACGAAAGGCCAAGGTTGCTTATAGTATAGTTTATATTATATAGACGTGCATCAGGACTTCCCACTTTATACCATTCATACATATGGTGTAGTGCTTTTGGATTTACCCTGGCATTTGAGTCAATATATTGCTCTAATATTTCTTTTGTCATTAATCCAACATTGTTTAAAAATTTTGTTTTTCCTATTTGTATACCATCTAAAAACCCAATTGAATAGTTCATTATATTTTTCATATCCTTTTTAAAGGCAGCATTGTTCATTATAACTTTCATTATAGATCACTTGCCTGGTTCTCTGAACGTCTCAAGACTACCTTGTAATACTCTACACTACCAAATGGTCCAACTATAGCTTCAGTTGATGCTATTTCATATATAGTTGATCTTCCATTTCTTGGGCCAGAGGTTTCTAGATATACGTCTTCTTGTTGTGGTGTTCTTATATTTGTTATAACTACGTTAGTTACTGAATTTCTATTGTTTGATAAAGATACTCTAAGATCTGTCTTAGTTCTTCCTAATAATATATTTTCTTTTGTAATATTTACATTTGGCTTTACTTCTTCAGTTGTAGACTGTCCAGTTGGAGCAAAGTTACAAGCAATAGATCTATCAATAATCCACTGCTTTTTTACATTTCCATACGCTCCCTGATCCACTATTGGATAGTAGACATCTGCAAGCATTGGGTACACAAAGTCTGTTATCTCGCATTGCATTAAAGAATACCAATTCTTGTTATACTCTTCTTATATTTATCAAGAATCTTGTCAACAAGCATATTTCCAGTACCGTCTAAAACTGTCTTATCAAACTGAATTCTGAACTGTTCAGTGTTATATGATGTTACGTATCTCTTATAATAATCTATTTTGCCACACTTAATGTCATCAATAAGCATTAATGCTGCTTCATATATGTCATGAGGAATAACCTTATATCCTGATTCAAGCAAGAATAGATAATCCCATCCTTCTGGGAAAGCTGCTCCAGTTGAGAATGTATATGCATTTTCGCTATAGTCTGTATCATAAACATTAAATGAATCTGATGAGGCAGTATTAATAGTTAAGCTTTTTTGCTCAGATCTATTTCCAATCATTCCTGGAGTTTCTGTATTTTTCATAATAGCAGTTTTATCTTTTGTTAATTCGTATACCCATTCACCAAGAACAGGAGATGCTAAGCTTGCATCATAAACTAGTAATGAGTTTTCATATGCCTTTAAAATCTTATAAACTCTTTCCCAGATAGGAAGGTAGTCTGTTCCTTGCCCAGTCTGATCAAGCCACTCAACCTTATAATAAAATCCACCTGTAACTGAATCAATTATTGCTCTTGCAATTCTTTCATATTTAGCATATTCTGCAACCTCAGAGGCTGTTGTTCCTAGCATAGCAGGGTTTACATATGGTCTTCTTATTTCTAAATTATCTTCAACAACTATTGAGTCTTGGTCTATTGTTTCCTGATAAACAACTAAATAATAACTGTCATCATACTTAGTTAAATCTCCAGCAATCTCTATAGAAATTTTTGAGTCTGCAGAGGACTCTACTTCGTACTCTGCAAGTATATCATTTCTGTCTTTATCTTTGATTTCTACTATATGATCCGTGTTTGGCTCTGCAACGGTATAGGTAACAAGAATAGGATATGGTGGGACTCTTAAGGCTTCCATGGTTTACTTACCGTATGCTCTCTTCACTTCTTCTGGAGAAGCTGTGCGTACAGACTTGTTTGTTATCCATTTATCAGCATCCTCCTTAGTGACTATGTTGTACCCCCTGGTCAGTTCACCAACACCATTCCAGCTAAGGTTACGAACTGAATAGATTGCTACCTTCTCTGTTGACTCTGGCTTGCTAACTACTATCTTTGATGACTCTTTAGGAACAAAGCTAAATATTACTTCTAAAATATCATTTTTTGTGCTTACCCCAAATAGGTCAATGTTATTTTTTTTCGCATATGACTTTAACTCAAACACGGTTTTACTTTTTAAATCTTCAATTAATGACATTGTATCCTCCACTGCTATTATATCAGAATATGACAAAGGAGGGCAGATCTCTCTACCCTCCTTGTCTTGGAATCAAATATTATGATTCTGATGCTGCATCTGCGTAAGCAACTGCATCAAGCTCTTCCCATTGAAGACCGAAACGAACGAATACTGTGTATTCAATTGTATCTTTCTTTGGTTGGTAAGTACGGTTTACAGTGATATCACGCTGGAATCCCCATACACGGTTTGAAGGGAATGTAAGATCTACATAGCCTGCTGGGTAGTATGGAACTTCCTGTACGTCAACACCAAGAACACGTGTTGTACGTGCTCCACCAAATGTCTGTGCTCCACCATCTAGGTAAGCCTGACGATTAGCCTGTGTTGATCCTGCGATCTGTCCTGCAAATGCTTCTGCAACTGCATCAGCAAGTGTACCGTTATTCTTAACGATTCCCTGGAATGCATCTGTACCAGCATAGAACTTTAGGTTGTTCTTGATAGCACGGTACTTGCGTGGCATTGCTAGGATAATATCCTGCATAACTTCTGGTGTCCATGCGTTATTTGATACAGTAACGATTGACTCGTGAGCATCTCCATCAGTCTTGACACGATTTACGAAACCGTCCATGATTGAAAGGAAGTCGCCTGTTGAACCATCACCATTAATGGCAAGGTCTTCAATATCGTTTGCGAATGCATTTGTCATCAAGCGAACTAGATGATCTTCAAGTGCTGCGCCTTCAATATTGTCTTCAAGTGCTTCTGTTGAAACTTCCCAGTCAAGACGAATCTTCTTGGTTGTAAGTTCTACCTTAGAGAATGTTGCACCTGCATTTGTGAATGTAGGTTGTGCCTGTGCTGCTGCACGAATGACACGCTCTCCAACGTTGACCTTCTCAAGTTCCATTGTGTTAGCACGCATTGTAACTCTACGACCATCCTTGGCTAGTACAGTTGCATCCCATACATAATCAATGAAGCGACGAGCCTGTTCTGGTGCAAGGATACCACCAGGTGTACCTGATGGGTTTACTGCATTTGCGCCTGTTGTTACTCCAAAGTTCGCTGTGGCAATGTTACCAAGTGATTCTGCTGGAGTTAGATTTCCAAGAGGTCCTCGTGCTGTTGCACCTCCGATTCCACCTGATACGGCAACGCCGTCACCAGTTGGGTGAGAAAAAGACTTTTGAAGATCTGTGTTTGTTGTTTCTGACATATTGTTCACCTCCTAGTGATTTTGTTTTAGTTAAATAGGTCGGAATTTGTGAGGAAACGTCCGCCCCATAGGGATTTCTGAATCACTTTAGGTGATTCCTGTACAATCTCGCCGAGATCGCCAGACTTGCGGAAAGCGGTATCTGCAACTACGGCATCTACGGTCTTTCCAA